TTTAAATTTGACTCAACACTAACAATTAATGGATTAACTTTTGACACTACCGCAAGCTAGTGTTATAAATATAGTCATATATTAGGAGATTAGGATATGGCATATCAATCAATCGGTCTTGGTTCATCAGCAAATGACGGTACTGGCGATACACTTCGTGCTGGCGGTGACAAGGTTAACGATAATTTCGTAGAATTATATACCTTATTGGGTACTGGTTCTGCTTTAACAAGTGGTCTTAGTGCAACTGCAACAGTAGTAACTTTGACTGCACCCGTAATCGCCACAAGTTTAGATATGAATGGTTCAGAATTGATTTTAGATGCTGATGCAGATACTTCAATTACAGCCGACACAGACGATACTATTGATTTCAAAATTAATGGTGCAGACATTTTTCAAATGACTGCAACTAAGTTTGATTTAAATGCAAAAGAATTAGTTTTAGATGCAGATGCTGATACATCAATTACAGCTGATACTGATGATCAAATTGATATTAAGTTTGGTGGTAATGATAGAATTACTTTATCAACTGGTATTATAGATTTAAAAAATGATGGTGCTCAATCACAAGTTAGACTATACTGTGAATCTTCAAATGCTCACTATGCTGCTCTTCAAGCACCAGCTCATTCTGTTTTTAGTGGTAACATTACAGTTACATTACCAAATGTGACATCTACACTACAAGGTTCTTCTACAGAAAACATTACTAGTGCAGGTGCATTAAGTCGTGATGTTGAAGTTTCAACTTTAGCTTTATCAGGTTCTGGTTCAATAACAATGGCTGCTGGAAGATTTGCTGGTCAAAGAAAAATAGTTGTTATGACAACAGACAATGGTGATGTTACAATGACACAATCTGGTGGTAATTTAAACTCTACAAATGTTTCTACAAGTATTGTGTGGAATGATGTTGGAGATAATGTATTATTAGTTTATAATGGTACAAATTGGAATGTTGTTGCAAGTAACGGCGTAACTATTTCATAAGGATAAATTATGGCTGTTTTTCAAGTTCCTACTGATGGTATAGAAGACGGTGCCATCACAACTGCAAAGATTAATGCATCTGTAAGTTTAGGTGCATCTGTTAATGTATTACTAGAAGATGGTGATAATCTTTTACTTGATGGTACAGATAATGCTAGTGCTAATGCTGGTTCAAAAGTTCAACACAATGATGTTCTTGACGCCAATGCCATTCCTCAATCTTTTGGGCAATCAGCACAGTTTAGAGCTAACACTAAATTTATAAATGAAACATTAACGATTCCTCAAGGAGCTAATGCAATGACAGTAGGACCGATAACAGTAACCTCAGGAAACACCTTGACAATAGAAGGTGATGTTGTTATAATATAGGAAAACATATGAGTACTTTAAGAGTTGATAATATACAAAAAGAAAATGGTAGTGCTGTTATTACTGATGGTGTTATTCCATCAGCAACATTAAGAAGTTCTAATGTTGGTATGGTTTTATTAGAAACAAAAACAGTTGCAAGTGGTTCAGATGCAACAGAAGGATTTGTTTTTGCAAATATTTTTACTTCTACTTATACAAATTACAAAATTTATTACAACATAAGAGAAAAAGCTAGTACAGCTAATGCCGCTAATGGTGCATTACTATTTAGATTTGGAAGTGGTGGTAGTGTAGGCACAACAGGGTCTACAACTATAAAACATTCATTACAATATATTAGAGGAGATACAACTCAAAATGGTGTAGTTTACGGAGATGGTTATGATATTGGAACACTTTGTCAAAATTTTTCAGTAAATGAAGATATATATACTAGTGGGTTTTGTGAAGTTTTAAATCCACAAGTAAGCACAGATCCAATGTGTGTTATATCTAATACACTAATGCACGGAAGTTCATCACTAGATTATTTTGAACAAGGAGTAAATATTGCTACTGCAAGTACATCTTACGATACTATTTCATTTATGTTAGGTGTAGGTGGTGGTGGTTCTGGTGGTTCTCTAAACCATACAACAACAAAATTTGAATCACACGGAACAGTAAAAGTATATGGAATAGTGTAATGGGCACATTAAAAGTAGATAACTTACAAAAAAGAGATGGTACTGCACTTATCACAAATGGAGCTGCAACATCAAATTTACTTCCTGAATCAGCATTAAGAACTACTGATGTTGGTATGGTTAAATTACTTACATCCACATCTTCTTCTGGTGTAGCAAACTTTGATATAGATAGTACATACATCAATTCAAATTATGATAATTATAGAATCATAGCAGGATTTACTTTTGCTACTGATAACACAATTTTATATACTAGATTTTTTGTTGGTGGTACTATTGTAGAAGCAAATTATTGTTACGAAAATGGTGCAAATACAAGTTCAACATATAATTATGATTCTCTTGGAGGAACATATATGCAACTAGCTGCCAATTTTGGTAATGCAACTGGAGAAACAGTAACGGCACAAATGGATTTAACTAATGTAAATAGTACAAGTATTGCTACAAGATTACAAGGTCAAGTTTTTGGTGGTGCTACAAATGGAAATACAGTAGGATATAATTTTCAAGCTGGGCAAGATATAAACTCATATAATAGTGTGGTGAATGGAATTAGATTTTATATGAGTGGAGGAAACATTACAATGAACAATTTTGCAATATATGGATTGGTAAAATAAAATGGGAACATTAACAGTAGATAATTTAAATGTAAACAGTACACTAACAGCAGCAAGTGGTGTTGGAAAAATATTACAAGTGCAATCGGCATTTAAGTCTGATACTGCAAGTACCACTTCTACAAGTGATGTTGCGATATCTGGATTATCGTTAACCTTAACTCCATCAGCAACATCTAGTAAAGTGTTAGTAATGTTTGATGTAGGTACTATGGGTAATAATTATAATGCTCATATGTTTTTTACAGCTTACAGAGATATTGGTGGTGGTGGATATAATGCTATTGGTCAAGGTACAGGAGGTGGTACTTATAACTACGCATCAGGTTCTTATGCAGGTAATGGAGCATATCATTCAGTAAGTGGTAATTTTTTAGACTCACCAAATACGACATCAGAAATAACTTATAAATTATATTTTAGAGGAAGTAGTGGTTCTTATACTTATTATATTAACAGAAGAAGTTCTGATGATTTATTTAGAGGATCAACAAGTTTAACTTGTATGGAGGTAGGAGCATAATGGATTTACATAAAGCCATACGAGCAATACATAATTCAGTAGTTACTATTAATGGTGATACGCAAGAAACGATTGTAGCTACAGATAGTAATGGTGCAGAAGTTACTGTTAATTGGACACAAGTAAATGCTTGGACAGACCCTGAAGCATATAAAGATAAACGAGAAAATGAATACCCAAGAATAGAAGATCAATTAGACGATATATATCACAATGGAATTGATGGATGGAAAGCAACAATTAAAGCTATAAAAGATAAACATCCTAAAGGAGATTAGTATGGCTTATACACATAAAATGGTTAATGGAAAAAGAGTTGAACTTACAGCTGAAGAGATTACTGCATTAGAAACAAGAGATACAGCTTGGGCTGCAGGTGCATTTGATCGTGCGATGGCAAATTTAAGAAGAGAAAGAAATGCAAAACTAGCTGCAACAGATTGGAGAGCTAGTTCTGATTTAACTTTAAGTTCTGAATGGACAACATACCGTCAAGCTCTTAGAGATTTGACAGATGGTTTAACAACTGAAGAACAAGTAAATAATGTAACTTGGCCTACGGAACCATCATAGAAATAGACTAAATATAATAAGGAATTACAATGGCAGCAATCATTACAGAAAAGTTTAGACTAAACAGTGCGGCTCAGTTTGAAGAGTCGTTCTCAGAAACCAATGAAAATTATTATATGTTCATTGGTAAATCATCACCATTCACTACAGGAACTTCAGGTGGCAGTGATACTGCACCTCCAACTCCAAATGATGATATAACTGCTGAAAATTATAGATGGGATTCAATGTTAGGTGCTAATGCAATTGCTGCTGCAGATGTGTCTAGAGGTGTTCCAAGAAGAACATATTCATCAGGAACAACTTATGATATGTACGAACATAATATTAGTAGTACAAATCTTGCTAATAGTTCAGGTGTTAACAATTTATTTGACGGAACTTATTTCTTTGTCAATTCTGCATTTAGAGTTTATAAAGTATTATATAATTTAAATGCTTTAGGTAACACATTTCCACTCACAACGGAACCTACTTTTACATCACCTGTCAAACAATTTGTTGGTGGTTATTACTTACAATATATGTACACAATGACAACAACAGAAATTGATAAATTTCTTACAACAGATTTTGCTGCAGTTACAACCGACTCAACAGTATCTTCTGCAGCCCAATCAGCAAGTGGTGATACTGCACCTTTTAATGGTGCACCTATTGATGTGTTCTTAGTAACAAATCAAGGTAGTGGTTATCCTGATGGTACTTACTATGCAAAAGTTCAAGGTGATGGTTCAGGAGGTATTCTTAAACTTGTGGTAGCTTCAAATGTAATTACAAGATTTGGTGAATCTGGTGTTTCAACTGTACAGGCAGGTGGTTCAAAATATACTTTTGCAACAGTTAGTTTAGCAGGTACAAACATATACACAGATGCTGCTGCAACATCATTAATTAGTGGTTCTACTTTAACATCTTGGAACTCTGCATCTGCAGGAGCTATAACACCAATTATATCACCTCCTGTTGGTCACGGACACAATGCAGTTAATGAATTAGGTGGTCACTTTGTAATTTTAAATACAAAGTTTGAACAAGAAGAAGGTCAAGATATTACAGTTGCTAATGATTTTAGACAAGTAGGTATAGTTAAAAATCCTACACAATATAATAGTTCAACATTATTTTCTGCATCTACTGCAAGACAAACATTTGCAGCTTATATTCCATCACCATCAGGTGATTACGAAATAGATGAAAAAATAACACAAGCCACAACTGGTGCTGTTGGTAGAGTTGTAGAATGGGATGCTACAAATAAAATATTATATTTTCAACAAGAAAGATTCTCTGATTATGGTGTAGATGCATCAGGTAATGCAACTGCATTCTCAGGTGCAAATGTTATCACAGGTGCGAATTCTAGTGTAACAGGAACACCTTCATCAACTGGTTCAGAAACTGTTGATAGTATTGCTTTTACTAGTGGTTTTGCTAATCCAGAATTACATCCTGATAGTGGAGAGATAATATACATAGAAAATAGAAGACCAATTTCTAGAGCTTCTGACCAAACAGAAGATATTAAAATTATAGTTGAGTTTTAAGAATGGCCCAAAAAACAAATTTAAATGTAACACCATATTATAATGACTTTGAGGAAGGTGATAATTTTCATAAAGTTCTCTACAGACCAGGTTTTGCTGTTCAGGCAAGAGAATTAACTTCACAACAATCAATATTACAAAATCAAATAGAAAAATTTGGAAGAAATATCTTCAAAGAAGGTACAGTTATTTCTGGTGGTGAAGTTGGTTTAGATAAAAAATATTTTGCTGTTAAAGTACAAGGTACATTTAACACTGCAGATATCACATCTAATATTTCATCTTATGTAGGTACGACTATTACAGGTGCAACTTCAGGTGTAACAGCAAAAGTTATAGGATTTACTGATGCTGTTGGTGATGACCCAATTACTTTATTTGTAAAATATTTAACTCCTGTTGTTGGTTCTAGAGCAGGTGCAACTCTTGTTGATGATGTAATTACTTTTACTGATGGTGAAAATTTATCAGCCAATGGTGCACTTGGTAATTTTATATCAGGACAAGAATCATTAACTGTTGAAACTAGTAATGCATGTTCAACAGGTTCAGCTGTAACAGTTGCTGCTGGCACATATTTTGTAAGAGGATTTTTTATAAATGTTGCAGAACAAACATTAATCTTAGACAAATATACAAACACTCCATCTTATAGAGTAGGGTTTACAATTACAGAAGATTTAGTAACACCTGAAGAAGATGGCACTTTATTTGATAATGCCACAGGTACATCAAATGAAAATGCAGCTGGTGCACATAGATTAAAAATTACATTAACATTAGCTAAATTATCACTTACTGATACCAACGATACAAATTTTGTAGAGTTAATGAGAATTAATTTGGGTAATACTTTATCTGCAGTAAGACCAACAGAATATTCAGTTTTAGGAGATACTCTTGCAAGAAGAACTTATGACGAATCTGGACATTATGTTGTTAGAGATTTTAGACCTGATATCAGAGAGAGTTTAAATGACGGTATTAATAATGGAGTATTTGATGCAGGTGCCACAACTGATGGCGGTGAAACAACTTCAGATGATTTACTTGCAATACATTTAACACCAGGTAAAGCATATGTTGGTGGTTATGAGATAGAAAAGAATGCACCAACTTTTGTTGATTTACCTAAACCAAGAACAACGGAAAATGTTGACTCTGCTATAACTCCGATAGAAGTTGGTAATACAGTAAAGGTTGAAAATGTATTTAATACACCAGATGTAACTCCTGAAATTTCAGGTAAATCAGTAGCATATAACACAGTTAATTTACACGACACATTCACCATTGCAAAGGCCACAAACACAGCAGCTGGCCCAGCAAGAGGCACAGAAACATCAAGTCAACAACCAAACACAGGACCCATTGGTATTGCTAGAGTAAGAAGTTTTGGTAATTCAACCAATACACACGGTTCAGCTAATTTCTTATCAAATAGTGCAGACAACGATTCAGAGTTTAATGTTGGATTATTTGATATCAAAATGTTTACTGAGTTACAATTAAGTGGCACTCCTGGTACTGGTCAATTAGGTGCATCACCAAGTTATGGTGCAAAAGTTACAGGTGCAAATTCAGGTGCAATCGGATTTGTTCATAATGTAGGTAGTCAATATATTTATTTAACAAATGTTAGTGGTATATTTACAAGTGGTGAAAAAATCAAATCAACTTCTTGCGGGGCTACTGACGAGTTAGTTGATGATAATGCGTCTGCTGGTTCAGGTACAGACTTAACAATTAGTGCAGTTAAAACTTTTGATGTTAGTAGTGTTAAACAAATGTATATGGATGATACTGCAGGTAGTATTTTAGATTTTACTGCAGATTGTGTTCAAGAAGCAAGATTTACACTTACAGGTACTATTTCTTTAGAAAGAGGAACAGATGTTCTTAGTGGAACAAATACTTTATTTAATACTGAATTAAAAGCTGGTGATGTTATAGAAGTTCCAACTGGAAGTGGTAATGCAGTTGAGAAAATTGTTATTGAGAGTGTAACTGATAATACTACAGCAAAATATTATTGTGTTGAAGGTGGTTCTGTAGCGTTAACAACTAACACATCAAGGGCTAGTTCTACAGCAACATTTACCTCAACAGCAGCCTTTACTGCATCTTCAGGTACAGTTATTAGTGGTGGCGGTAGTTCAACAAGAACTGTCGTATTTCAAGGACACGCAGAAAATGGTTTCAATGGTAGAGCAACGATAACAAGAACTGGTAATGATACAGCCACATATCCTGTAAATTCTGGAGTTTCTACTCCATCTGCTGGCGGTTCAATTATTTTAATTTCAAATCCTGTTACTTTAGTTCCTGCAGTTAGAACAAGAACAAAGATTAATGATACCAATAAAAATATTTTAATTAGAAAAACAGTTAAAAAATATGCTAAAGCAATGTTAACTGAAGATAACAATGGTGAATCACAAACTTCATATACATTTATAAAACAATTTCAAACACGCTCAAACAGTAATGCTATATCAATAACTTGTGGTACAAATGAAACATTTAATGCTGTAGCTAATACAAAATATACAGTAAGTGTTATGGCTAAAGGTACCTCTTCTGCTGTTAATGCTGGAGATGTACTTGATGTTGAAGACTTAGGTGGTGTATTATCTGGCGGTAATAAAACATTAACATTTACAGATGCTGCAGTTTTTGATACTGATGATATTGATGTTAAAATTACAGCAACTTTAACTGCTGTAACTCAACAACAAAAAAATAAAACACACAATCCTTGTAATTTAGTTCTTGTAGATAATGATGGTGTTGCCGGTGGTGCAGCTTATGGTTCATCAGCTCATCATCACGAAATTTCATTAGGTAGACCAGACTATTTTAGAATCAGAGCAATTTATGAATCAATAGATGCTTCTACTGACCCATTAGTTCCAAAAATTACTGGTAATGTTTCTTCAGGCACATTTACTAAAGGTGAAAAAATTAAAGGTGCTAGTTCTGGTGCACTTGGTGAACTTGTAACCACGGGCCCTTCTAATTTCTTTTATGTGTTATTGTCCACAACAGATTTTAGTGCTGGTGAAACATTTACAGGACAAACAAGTGGTGCAACTGGTGTAGCAACAACTATTACTGCTGGTGATAATGTTGTGACTAGTGAATATGTTTTAGATGACGGTATGAGAGATTCATTTTATGATGTATCAAGAATTGTAAGAAAAGCACATAGAGATGCACCTGTTGGTAAATTATTAATAGTTGGTGATTTCTTTTCTCATTCATCTGGGCCTTTCTTTACTGTTGACTCATATTCAACTATTGATTATGAATCAATACCAACATATACTGCCACAAGAATAGATACAGAACAAAGACAACCTAGAGGTCGTTTCTTATTACACGATGCTATTGATTTTAGACCTACTCTAGGTGAAACTAGAGATGTAAGCACTACATTTACAACTGCAGTTCAGAGTTTAGATGTAGATAAAGTAACTAGTTTTTCTTTTAGTTTTAATTACAGAAATTTTACAGCTGGTGGTGCAGTTGTAACAAACATACCTGAAGACAATTCTAATTTTCAATATGATTTAGATTTTTATGTAGGTAGAAAAGATAGCTTGTTCTTAACAAAAGATAAAGAGTTTGTTTTGAAACAAGGTCTAGCAACAGAATTAGAACTAGCAGAGTTTCCTAAAACATTATCAGAATCAGAGGCAATGAAAATTGCAGATATAGAATTACAACCTTATGTGAAAGACTCTGAACAAGATGTAAAAATGTTCTTAGAAAAGAATCAAAGATATACAATGAGAGATATCGGTAGATTAGAAAATAGAATTCAGAGATTAGAAGATTATACGACACTTAATTTATTAGAAGCTGAAACAGAGAATTTTCAAGTTCTTGATGCAAATGGTTTGAATAGATTTAAATCGGGTTTTGTAGTAGATAACTTTACAGGTCATAAAACTGGTGATGTTACTCACCAAGATTATAGTTGCTCTATTGATTACGAAAATAAAACACTTAGACCAAAATTTAATATGAAGAATGTTTCGCTAACAGAGCAGAACACTACTACAGCTGCTAGAACTGCAGATGGATATCAAAAGACTCACGATATTTACACACTACCATATGAAAGTGAAGTGTCTGTAGAGAACAAATTTGCAACTCAAGATGAGAGTGTACAGTCTGCTTACTTTTATTCCTACACAGGAGTCTTAGAACTTGACCCATCGGGTGATGAATGGTTTGAAGTAAATAAGATACCATCTATTCTTTTAAATGAAGAAGGTAACTATGATCAGATTTTACAAGCTGCAGGTGGTGAAGATATTTTAGGTACAATGTGGAACTCTTGGCAAACACTTTCAGAAATAGTATCTGGTACAACAACTAGTGGCCCAGGTAGAGGTGGACTTTGGGAACAAGTATTAGTAGACCAAGTAAGGTCTGGAACTAGGACATTAGTAACAGATGTATTCAATCATAGAGTGGTTGGTTCAGAAATTATTAGTAGAGATGTAGTACCATTTATTCGTTCTAGAAATGTTACATTTAGAGCTTCTAAAATGAAATCAAAGACAAGAGTTTATCCTTTCTTTGATAGAAGTTATGTTGGTAATTTCTGTACTCCAGATGCTGGTACACCAGGTGGTTCATTAACAGAGATAACATTACCTGCAACTCCAAATTGGACAAGTATTGGTAAAATAAGATTTGGTTATGATAATACAGACCAAGCAAATGATTATATTGCAGAAATATTAAGTTCTGATACAGAAAACGGTTTTAGTTATGCAGGACAATTTTCAAATCACCAAACGATTGAAATTGCTGCAGGAAGCACAGCAATTTATGAATACGAATTTGCTGGTTCTGTAGAGGGACCATTAACACCTAATTTCTTTGGTGAGAAATTTTTCAGAATACAAATATCTAGAAAAATAGACCCAATACACACTTGTGCAGGTCACAGATTATTTGGTGTTCAACTTTTTGATACTGATGGAACCACATCTATAGACTTACGACAATTTGGTTCTGTTGTTCAATTCCAAAACTTAATTAATCCTAGTGAAGCAATATTTGACCCTAATGCTACTGAACCTCAAGAAGGTGCAGTTACTCCTGGTAATATTGGTAGACAAGAAGATATGAGAGATTCTGTATTACAATTCACAATGAATATATTTACAGGACCTAGAACTCAAGAACCAGAAAGTGGAAAAGTACGAAAACTATTACCACCTGGTGAAGATGGTAGTGTTTTCATAACAGGACCAACTGGTAAAATTAGTGGTGTATTTCAAATACCTGACCCTACTGCCCCAGGTAACCCTGCATTTAAAACAGGTGAAAGATTATTTAGATTAACTTCTTCTAGAATAAATGAAGCAGATGATGTAAATAATGAAGGTGTTGAAACATACGCACAAGCAATATACGAAGCACGAGGATTTTTAAATACAGTTGAAGAAACAGTAACAAGAACAAGAAATGGTGAAGTGTGGCAAGAAGAAGTTTTTGAAGCCAGACAGTTTTCTAGAAGAGGTAGAACACTAATTCAACCTTGGGACCCATTAGCTCAATCTTTCTTAGTTGATAGTGTTGGTGGTGAATTTATTACAAAAGCTGATTTATTCTTTTCTCAAGTAGACCCAGATGGTGTACCAATCACAGTAATGATAAGAGAAATGGTTGATGGATATCCTACAGAAAAAATGTTACCATTAGCCTCTAAAACTTTAGAACCAGAAGATGTAAATGTATCAGAAGATGCTTCAGTTGCAACAACATTCCATTTTCCTGGACCAGTATATGTTTCAGACCATAAAGAATATGCTCTAGTTGTTAAATCAGATTCTAGAGAATATAAAATGTTCATTTCTAAATTAGGTAATGCCGATATTGAATCAGGTACGATTGTAAATGACCAACCATATATTGGTGCAATGTTTAAATCACAAAATAATAGAACTTGGACTGCATATCAAGATGAAGATTTTAAATTCAGACTTTACAGAGCAAAATTTGACACTTCTAAAACTTCTAATTTAGTATTGGTTAATGAACCTGTTGAAACACAAACATTAAAAGAAAATCCATTAGAATCACTTGCTAGTTCACAAGTAATAAAGGTTAATCACAGAAATCATCAAATGTATCAAAGTACAAATAATGTAAAAATTAGTGGTGTATCTTCTGGAGTATCTTCAACATTATCTGCAGCAATATCAGAATCAGCAACAAGTATAGTATTAACATCCTCTACTGGTTTTCCAAGTAGTGGTTCTGTTAGAATTAAAATAAGTAGACCTAGAGATGAATTTGGTAGAACACAAGACGCAGAAATTGTAACAGGTACTATATCTGGAACAACTATCTCTGGTATTACAAGACCAGCTAGTGGTGCCGCATCACACGCTGCAGGTGCAGCAGTTGAGTTGTATCAAATACAAGGAATACCATTAGACCAAATTAATAAAACACACACATCTATTGGTAATATTAATATTGATTCATATACTATTACTACCGCTAACACACCAGCATCAACTGGTGTTACTGCAACTACTGGTACAGCCTCTACTGCTAGTGAAAAGTTTGGTGGTAAATCAGTTGTAGCTACAGAGAATGCAATGATGGATCTTATGAAACCATTTGTTTCCAATGTAGAATATCCAGGAACTAGAATTACTACAAACATAAGAACTACAACTGCAAGGTCTCCTTCAGGTACTCAAACTTCATTTAACTTGACACCTACATCAAAAACTAAACCAGTTGCATTAGGTAGAAACTATTATTTTGATGTGCCAAGAATGGTATGTTCAGAGCCTAATGAATTAAATGAATTAAATTCATCTAAATCATTTTTCTTAACTATTACTATGTCTTCAGAACACGAAAACTTATCACCAGTTATAGATTTAGATAAAACATCTATAGCAACCGTTACTCATAGAATGGATAATATTACCAGCTCAAGTGATGTATATCCAGCTGCAAGTTTTGTTGAAGCAACTGAACCAGAAGGTGATAGTTTAGAAGCAATTTATCTAACAAGACAAGTACAGTTGAAGACACCTGCAAATCAATTAAATGTTAAACTTGATGCTGTTAGACACTCAAGTGCAAATATTGATTTAATGTT